CCCCTTTATATAACACCCCCCCACTTGTCTTTTTGGTTCCATGCTGTTTTATTTCATATATAGTGTGATCACTCGTGGTTCTTGGCTCCGTACTAGCCATGCAAGATGTCCTAATACCTGAAATAGAAGAGAACATTCCCCTCCCCGCAAACGCGGCAGAAGCCCTGCCTGACCTCACCCCCGAGGCTGAAGTCGAGATGCGGGCGAGGACTATCAAGCTTGTATCGGATCTAACCGGTATTCCGTTGCTTCCAAACGAGGAAGACATGGAGCAGGCAAAGGATCTTGCCCGTGCTCAGCTAGAAGACCCCCGTACACGGATTGATTACAGCAAGTACCCGAACGAAACCATCGCTATGCTCGCGGGAATCGCCGCTAGGTATAACCATATGATCGTAGATGACCTTGCAGAGCTAAAACTTTATGTAGTGAACCGCCTATTTGAAGAGGCAGAACGGGCAGATAACAGTAAAACCCGCATCCAAGCCCTCTCAAAACTGGGCGAAGTAGACGGTGTGGACGCATTTAAGAAACGTAGCGAGATCACGCACGTGATCAAACCCATCGAAGAGGTCGAAAAAGAGCTTCTGTCGGTGCTAGAAGGGATCGAATACCGCGTTATAGACGAAAATGCAGTTAAACCTGACCAAATCTGACATCCAACGCATCAAAAGTGCGTTGCCGACGATGCCGGACAAGGAAAAACGGCAGGTTGCAGAGCTTTTAAAGACCTATCAGAGCCAACTGACGCAGCAATTTGGCAAAGATCACTTCCTAGACTTCATTCAGCACGTATATCCGGGCTATAAGGTGGGTCCACACCACCGGCACCTCGCTGAAATCTTTGAAGACATCGCTCTTGGCAAGAAAAAACGGGTGATTGTCAATATTGCCCCGCGTCATGGCAAGTCGGAGATGATTTCTTACCTAGCGCCTGCATGGTTTCTAGGGAAATACCCGCAGAAAAAGGTCATTATGGCCTCGCATACAGCGGATCTAGCCATTAATTTTGGACGGAGGGTTCGCAACCTTGTCGGATCAGACCTCTACAGAAATGTCTTCCCCAACGTCGAGCTGCAAGCCGACAGTAAATCAGCCTCTCGCTGGGGCACCAACTTCAACGGTGAGTATTTCGCGATTGGTGTTGGCGGCGCTTTGGCTGGTCGTGGTGCTGACCTCTTTATCATCGACGATCCTCATTCTGAGCAAGAAGCCAAACAAGGAAGGCCAGACGTATTCGAGCCAGCATGGGAGTGGTTCCAGTCAGGCCCAGTCCAGCGACTGATGCCGGGCGGCGCGATCATCGTCGTGATGACCCGGTGGAGTAAGCAGGATCTGACCGGCAAAATCATTGACCACATGACGAAGAACGACGACGCCGACCAGTGGGAGTTGGTGGAGTTTCCGGCGATATTAAATGAGAAACCGCTCTGGCCTGACTTCTGGACGATTGAGGAGTTGCTGGCTAAGAAAGCGTCGATGGATGTGCGGTACTGGCAGGCTCAGTACATGCAGGAGCCGACCTCAGAAGAGGGGGCGCTATTAAAACGCGAGTGGTGGCAGGTCTGGGAGAAAGAAAATCCCCCGATGTGCGAACACATCATTATGTCGCTCGACACGGCCCAAGAGAAAACTAACCGGGCTGACTATAACGCCCTATTAACTTGGGGGGTCTTTAAGAACGAGGAGACCCAGAACTACAACATTATCCTTTTAAACAGCATCAAACAGCGCCTTGAGTTTCCCGAGCTAAAGCAGTTGGTGCTGGACGAATATAAGGAGTGGAACCCGGACACGTTTATCGTAGAGAAAAAGTCCAACGGGGCTGCTCTATACCAAGAGATGAGACGGATGGGAGTGCCCATCAGTGAGTTCACGCCGGGTAAAGGACAAGACAAAATCAGCCGCGTAAACGCCGTGTCAGACCTCTTTGCTGCGGGTATAGTCTGGGTACCTGACCGCAGATGGGCTTGGGAGGTCGTGGAGGAGTGTAATGACTTCCCCGCTGGCACCCATGATGACTTGGTGGACGCCACCACTTTGGCCCTTCTTCGATTCAGGCAGGGCGGGTTCATTAGGCTCCCATCGGATGAGCCAGAACCGAAACGGTGGTTTAAAGGCCGCAAGGCGGCGGGATTTTATTAGGAGAATTTAAATGGCCGTCGATAAAAGTTTGATGGAGGCTCCCCAAGGTATCGCGGCTATTGCCGTTGAGATGGAGCCGATTGAGATTGAGATCGAACTGCCGTCCGATGAAGACGGTGCAGTAATCGACATGTTCAAAAGCGAGCCGCGTGCGGAAGAGTTCGACGCGAACCTTGCTGACTATATTAATGAGAGCGAGTTGCAGAGTCTGGCAGGAGAGTTACTCGGCCAGTACGAGCAGGACATCTCATCACGCAAAGACTGGCTCGACACCTATATTAAAGGACTGAAGATCCTCGGTATCCGATACGAAGAGCGTACTGAACCGTGGCCGGGTGCGTGCGGTGTGTTTCACCCACTCTTGATGGAGTCGGCGGTCAAGTTCCAGTCTGAGACGATTATGGAGACCTTCCCCGCGATGGGGCCGGTTAAGACCAAGATCGTTGGTAAAGAGACGGCAGAGAAGAAGGACGCTGCCATTCGTGTCGCTGATGACATGAATTACCAACTGACCGAGGTGATGAAGGAGTACCGCCCGGAGCATGAGCGGATGCTGCTCAGCATGGCCCTCGCGGGTAATGCCTTTAAGAAGGTGTACTTCGACCCGTCACTTAATCGCCAGACTGCGGTCTATATCCCAGCCGAAGACATGATCGTGCCGTACGGCGCGGCGAACCTTGAGACGGCAGAACGTGTTACGCACCGGATGCGGAAGACTAAGAACGAAGTCCGCAAGCTTCAGTACGCAGGGTTTTATCGTGATGTGGATCTGGGCGACCCGATTCGCACGATGGACGAAGTAGAAAAACAAAAGGCAGAAGATCAAGGCTTCTCGGCAAGCATGGACGACAGATTCCAGCTTCTTGAGATGCACGTAAATATAGATTTATCGGGGTATCCAGATGTCGATGAAGAAAACAATGAAACAGGAATTGCCCTTCCGTACGTTGTCACAATCGAAAAGGGAACGGGTACGGTCCTCTCGATTAGGCGGAACTGGAGAGAGGAGGATGAACTCAAATCGAAGCGCCAGCACTTCGTCCACTACGGATACATACCGGGCTTTGGATTTTACTACTTCGGTCTCATACACCTTATTGGAGGGCACAGTAAGGCTGCCACCTCGCTACTTCGTCAACTCGTTGACGCCGGAACCTTGTCTAACTTACCGGGAGGTCTCAAATCTAGAGGACTCAGGATTAAGGGAGACGATACTCCCATTGCTCCGGGCGAGTGGCGAGATGTAGACGTTCCGAGTGGCGCGGTGCGGGACAACATCCTGCCGCTGCCATACAAGGAGCCAAGCCAGACTCTCTCACTTCTCCTCGACAAGATCATTGAAGAGGGACGCCGCTTCGCTGCGGTGTCTGATCTCAAGATCAGTGATATGTCGAACCAAGCGCCGGTCGGTACCACACTAGCCATCTTAGAGCGCGTTCTAAAGGTGATGTCGGCTGTGCAGGCCCGCATTTACTACGCGATGAAGCAGGAGTTCAAGCTCCTCGCGGGGATCATCCGAGACAACACGCCAGATGAGTATTCGTACGAGCCTGAAGTAGGCAAGGCGAGCGCGAAGAAGTCTGACTACGACAACGTGGATGTGATCCCGGTGTCGGACCCGAACGCAGCCACCATGAGTCAGAAGGTGGTGCAGTACCAAGCCGTGATGCAGTTGGCTCAGCAAGCTCCGCAGCTTTATAACCTTCCGCTGTTACACCGTCAGATGATTGAGGTGCTGGGTGTTAAGAACGCTGAGAAGTTGGTGCCGATGCCGGACGACCAGAAGCCACGCGACCCGGTGACGGAGAACATGGACGCTATCACGGGCAAACCGCTCAAGGCGTTTATGTATCAGGACCACGAGGCACACATCAAAGTTCACATGACGTTTGGGCAAGACCCGAAGATGGCCCAGATGATCGGGCAGAACCCGATGGCGCAGCAGATTACTGGCTCGCTTCAAGCGCACATTCTGGAGCATTTGGCCTTCCAGTATCGCCGTGAGATTGAGAAGCAGTTGGGCGTGGCGCTGCCTCCGCTGCCGCAAGATGACGACAGTGAATACGATCTGCCGCCTGATATTGAGGTCAAGCTTTCGCAGGTCTCGGCGCTCGCAGCAGAACGTCTGCTCCAGAAGGATCAGGCCGAGGCTCAGGCTCAACAAGCTCAACAGCAGATGCAGGATCCGCTCATTCAGATGCAGCAGATGGACTTGCAGATCAAGCAAATGCAGGCCCAGACCAAGCAGATGCAGGTGCAGATGGAGGCTCAGGCGAGGCAGGAAGAACTCAAGCTTCGTCAGCAGAAAGACTTGCTGGATGCGGCTGCAAAGGAGGACGAGCTTCGGCTACGCGAGGCAGAGATCTCTGGTCGGCAGCAGCTTGATGCGGCTCGCTTGGGTGCGGAGATTGAGAAGCACAAGGCGCAGGAAGAAAACAAACAACAGCTTGAGGGGACGAAACTCGGCGTGGAAATCGCTAGAGACAAGGAACGCTCACTCGTTGAGCGCGTAAAAAGTGTACAGCCGGGCAAAACGCCCGAGAGGTAATCGATGGGTTACTCAAACGCTCTGGAGTATTTGGAAACGAAACTCAAGGAAGAGCGCACATTAATTGTAGAAAACCTGATCCAAGGAAAGTTGGACGAGGGTGAATACAAACGACTTTGCGGGGCGTTACAAGGTCTCGACCTCGCTTGCAATCACATCAAAGACCTTGCAAAGAGGATCGACGAAGAATGAGTAGTATCGACGTAGAGAAAACACAACAGGAGGCGGCGAAAGCCAAGCTCCTGCCTGAACCCAAGGGCTACCGAATCTTGTGTGCTGTGCCACACGTAGAGGAGGAGTTTGAGGGGGGACTGATCAAAGCCGAGGACACCAAGCGAGTCGAAGAGCAGACCACCGTGGTGCTGTTCGTCGTGAAGCTAGGCGACCTTTGCTACAAGGACGAGAATCGGTTTCCTAATGGCCCGTGGTGCAAGGAAGGCGATTTTGTCCTGACCCGTCCCTACTCGGGCACCCGCGTGGTCATCCACGGTCGGGAGTTCCGCATCATTAACGACGACACGGTTGAAGCGGTGGTCGAAGACCCCCGTGGAATCCGCAGAGCGTGAGGTAAAACATCATGGCTATTGAGCGTGAGGAATACAGATTCCCTGACGAGATTAGAGAAGAAAAATCTCAAGCAAATCAAGACGATAGCGACACTATCGAAGTACAGATTGAAGACGATACCCCGCCAGAAGATCGGGGTCGTAAACCCCTCCCTAAAAATGTAGTGGAGGAGTTGGAAAATGATGACCTAGACGAGTATTCCGAAAAGGTCAAAAAGCGCCTTGGGCAGATGAAGAAAGTCTGGCACGACGAGCGCCGTGAGAAAGAACGGGCGCAGCGTGAGAAAGACGAAGCCCTGCGTTTTGCTCAGGCCCGTGAGCAAGAGATTAAGCAGTTAAAGCAGCGTATCGGACATAACGAACAGGCGTTCCTTAAAGAAGCGGAAAAGTCGGCTACGACGGATTTGGCCGTTGCTAAAGACCGCTTGAAGCAGGCATATGAGTCAGGTGACTCGACCCAAATTGCTGATGCTCAGGAAGCCCTGACGGATGCAAAACTTAAACTGCAAAACATTGCCCGTGTAAAACCCACTTTACAACAGGCAGAAGAAAGAGTAGAACCGGTCCAACAGGTACAGGAATCTTACAATCCTCCTGACCCAGCGCCCGACCCAAAGGCCGTGGCTTGGCGTGAAAGGAATGGATGGTTCGGTTCAGACGAGGAAATGACCGCCCTCGCACTTGGCCTGCACGAAAAACTGGTCCGGTCTGGTGTAGATCCTCGTTCCGACGAGTATTACCGCCGAGTCGATGAGACTATGAGGAAACGCTTTCCCGAAGCATTTGACGATGCCGAGGAGGAAGAAAGACCTCAAACGAAGCAGGCCCAAAAACCTGCTCGCACAAAACCAGCCAATGTAGTGGCTCCAGTTACGCGGAATACCGCGCCGCGTCAGGTCCGCCTGACACCGACTCAAGTTGCGATAGCCAAAAAGCTTGGCATCAGCAATCAAGAGTACGCACAAGCAATGATTGAAATGGAGAATGCAAATGGCTGAGAACAGACTCGCACGCGAAGTCGAGAACAGAGAATCCACGCAACGGAAGATGGCGTGGACCCCGCCACAAACGCTCCCTGAACCGGAGCCGGAGAATGGCTGGGTATTCCGCTGGATACGGACCAGTATTATGGGTCAAGCAGACCCCTCTAATACGTCTGCAAAGTTTCGGGAAGGTTGGGAGCCTGTGAAGGCCGAAGACCAGCCCAAGTTGATGATGCAAGCCGATCCGAATTCCCGCTTTAAGGGCAATATCGAAATCGGTGGGTTGTTGCTCTGCAAGGCTCCAGCCGAGCTAATGAAGCAGCGTGATGATTATTACGCCAAGCAAGCACATGCTCAGTTGCAGTCGGTAGACAACAACTTTATGAGGCTGAACGACGAACGTATGCCGCTCTTTAGCGAGAGAAAGACATCGGTCTCGTTTGGCAAGGGCAAATAACTTATTTTGGAGTAATCAATGGCATATCCTACTGTTGACAAGCCGTATGGCTTGAAGCCGATCAATCTGATCGGTGGGCAGGTGTTTGCCGGTGCCACTCGTCAGCGACGTATTGCTTCCAGTGCTTCTAGCATTGGTTTTGGCGACCCGCTGGAGTTTGACACTGACGGCACCGTTAAAGTAACGACCGCCACATCGACGCCCCCGACCTCCGGCTTTGCTGGTGTGTTCTTGGGTTGTACGTTTGTGTCGTCTGTGACGGGTCAGCCGACCTATTCGCAGCAGTGGACTTCGGGTACTTCGGTCAAGTCGGGTACGTACATCATTGCGTACGTGGCTGATGATCCGAACACTCTGTTCAAGGCTGTCGGTGTGACGGCTTCGCTCGTTGTTTCGACCACGAGTGGTTTTGTGTACAGCGATATCGGTACTAACGTCGCGTTGGTTGCAAATACGCTGAATACGACCACGGGCGATTCGCAGCAGGGTCTTGAGGTTGGCAGTGTTGCCACCACTCGCTCACTGCCGATTCGTATCGTTGATGTGGTTGAAGACACGGCGTTTGTTTCGAGCGGAACTACCTACTATCCCGAAGTTATCGTGAAGTTCAATGCACCGTACCTCACGAGCGTTTCGTTGATCGTTGGTGGTCACGCTTACAACAACCCGCTCGGAACCTAATAGGGGAGTTCTAAGACATGGCTATTTCACGCGCACAATTACTCAAGGAACTCCTGCCGGGTTTGAACGCCCTGTTTGGTCTTGAGTACAAGACCTATGGTGAGGAACACAAGGAGATCTATGAGACTGAGACCTCCGAGCGTTCCTTTGAAGAGGAGACCAAGCTTTCTGGTTTCAGCGCCGCTCCGGTCAAGGCCGAAGGTGCTGCGATTGCGTATGACAACGCACAGGAAGCGTGGACTGCTCGCTACAGCCACGAGACGATTGCTCTCGGCTTCTCCATCACGGAAGAGGCGGTTG